CATCAGGAGATAGCTCAATAAATATTCCAAAGTCATAAATGTATAACTCGGAAATATCTCCCAAGATACTCACATTGTATTTCCCTATTTTATTTATAAAGTCTTCTCTAAAATCAGAATATTCTAATATATCTGCTACCCTATAAGTCAGCGCTTCGGCTAACGTTCTATATATGTAAAGACTTCCGTCTAATATATGGCGGGTAGCAGTATTAGAACTTAAAGCAGCAAGCTTCTGAATACCTACTAAAGCATCCGCACTTGGCATAGTACCGTCTCTCGCTTCATTTAAGCCTGTTACAGCTCGAATCATATCTAGGTAGTGGTTGAGGTTTGCTATAAGCATTTGTGTCTTAGAAGCTCCTGAATTGCTTGTAAGCTGCTGTATAGGTATTTTACCCTGGTTATAATCCCCTTCTTGGGTATAACTTCTCCCTATTACACTACCTGTTTGGAAATATAATCTTAATGCGTCTTCTGGGTTATACGCAGAACCTGTCCCTAAATCAACCTCATTCAAACCATCTGCATCTATATAAACTCCATCTGGAACTGTTCTAGCTATAACTTGTTGTAGTTTTAAATGAGTCATTTGAATTAAATCCGCATAAGGAATCATTCTTCTTACTAAAGATTCTATTACTCCTTTATACATTCTTGGGGCAACAGCTACATAATTAGGAATAGCGTGTTGAGAGGAAGATTTAGGCCTTACCATATTCCTAGCAAGCTCCCATTTTAAAATAATATTTGTACCCATCACCATTACACCGTCATACCATACGTCTATAGTTTTTTCTATTTTTTCAAAGTTTCCTTCTTCCATCATTTCATCAGGTGGATTAAACCCGTCATCCTTTTCTATCATTCTAATATTACCGTTATCTAATATCTTCTTCTTGTATACTATCTTTTTAGTGGTCTTGTAATTAAAGTACATTAATGTACAGGTGTCTCTATAAAAAATATCATTCTCATAAAACTGAGCTACATTAAAATAGTTAAACCAGCTTTGACTGTATTTAGATATTTTATCCAAATCTTCTTTGGTTAGCGTAGGATCAATTTTAATTAATTCAGCGATAGGAACTGTTTTAATTTCTCCCCAATAAAAACAATCTTTAAAATGAGGATCTTCTGTATAACTATAAACTACATTAGCAGGGTCAACATAAGATACATCTACTCCTGCTCCTGGTAAAAACTGATGTTTTGCTACTGCCATCCCCGTTACCATCACATCATAATCTAATCTTTTACGTATGTCCTCATAATGATTTTCGGCAAACATAGTATTGATAGCTTCTTCTTCAGCTATTTCGATTGCAGGTTTGTAATTTAAATTCATATATAAAGAAAGCTCTTCATCACTAGCTGGAAGCTCATCAGGGTTCATAATAAACGGATCAAACCCTGTGTTTTTTTGCACAATCTCTAAAACATCTTTAGCCGCCATTTGGCCCTCTATCATTTCTTGATACTTACTTCGTTTAGATTGAGATAAAGCGTCCTGCGCATAAGCTTTTACTTTAAAAAGCCTATCCGACATTCCGTTTACTACTATGTCAACAAATTTAGGGATAATAGGAACTGGTGTCCAATCTAAGTTTAGATAGGATAAATCACCATCAACCGCTAGTTCGTTTTTATACTTAGCAATTGACTGCTCTCCTCTTGCGTAAAGTCGAAGTCTATTAAAATCTCTCCACTGACTATAATATCTACAGCCATTAGAATCTTTTCTAAACCACTCGTATTGTATTGCTTGTCCAATCTGTAATCCAAACTCGTAAGTTTCCTTTTCTGCGTCTGAGACAAATTGACTAGGAAATCCTACAGATGAAATATTTATTGTAACTTCTTTCATCTCATTAATTCACTTAAAATTCCTTTATTATTATATGTTGCAAAGTTAAGACTTATTTTTGATTGTTTTTTTTCTGGAAGATAAAGATTTTTTTGATTAGCCATAACAGCTAAGCCTGAACTAATACTTGCATCAAAGCGTGTTCTGTTACTAATATCAAACCTTGCCCAATCCTCTAAAGTCCTAGTAAAGTGCATAGACCCCATTTGATCTAAAGGGCGATAACTAGAGTCTAAATCAATTCCAACATACTTTTCTATATAAGATTCTATAGCAGCTGCATGAGATTGCTTAACATCTTCAGAAGTATTAGGGATGCCTCCTAATTCTTTTTCTGTTTTAGAAAGCTTGTTATAACGTTTATCTGGTCTATTCATAGAAAACCCTCTATACCCTCTGTTTTTAAAATGGTAAAGTAATCGAGGTTTATTATTCTCAACCAGGATTGGCATTCCATAAAAAACACAAGCCATTAAAACTTCCTCAAAAAATATCTCTGCGGTCTGTGGTCTAGCTACATATTCTAAAAAAAACTCATTACTTGGGGCTTCATCCATATTATATTTAGTCAATCCGTGCAGCGCTCCATTAGACCCTCCTCCTCCTACTGTTCCAGATATATCATAAGAGTCACATCCGAATGCTCCTATATGTTCGTTTACAGGAAAATATACACCATGTTTTTGAATCTTCCTGTTATTTAAACCTTTTTTAGGAGTCCAAGAAACTTTAAATCTACCTCTAGAATCTGGAGTCCATATTACTTCAGAGTCTTTTACACCATCTTTCCAGTAGAACCTCCCTCTAGTAATATGATGTTCCATTATCAAGGAATCATTATAATCTATTTGCTGATATATTTTAGTTAAGTTAAACAGCGATGACTTGCTTTCATCTCTAAAAGCGTGGGACTCGGTACGAGGAAATTGTCTATAAAATTCATTAAGAGCATCAGCGTCTTTTTTTAAGGAGTCCACTTCCGCTTTCCAATAATCGATAGCCCCATTAGTTATTAACTCATCATCTACACCTAAAATAGGTTTGGCGGGTTTATAAAAAACAGGCATACCAAACTTATCAATAAACCCTTCCATATTCCATTCCATTGGAATAAATAAAGAATAAAGGCCACTTTTAGTTTGACCATTTGCATTTCTTGTAGATACGTTTGAATCTTCAAATAGTTTTTTAAAGTTTTCTCCACCTTTATTAAGTGCATTAGAGGTAGAACCCATCATACATTTTCCTATAATTTTACTTCCTAGTCTTAAACAAGTTTTTGTTACTCTCCAGTTATTCTGTATGTTGTTAGGTTTAATCCATTTTCCTGATTCATCATGAACTAAAAGCAAAAGCTTTTCTCCATCATAAGAGTTATCATCCGTATTCTTCCAGTCAATAGTGGTGTCTAGTCCGGTCATCTCCTCATCCATTACTTCGTGCATATTCTTCTTAGTAATTTTTGCTGCTGGAACTCTAAAAGCTAACTCTGTTTTAGGTTTATCCATACCATCTTGAATAGGTTTAAAAAAGAAAGGCAATCTATTAGCTATAGGAACAACTTTATCGGTAAACATTTTTTTGGCATCTGCTCCAGTTTTAGAAAGTATACCTACCCTTGAATCTTTAACCAGCGTTCCTGTATTTACGCACTCGGATGAGCCCATAAATGAAAACCCTGAACGTCTTATTTTTAAATAATCTAATCCAAAACACCTCTTATCGGCTTTACAAGCTTCCCAATAAATAAAAAATATTCTATTGGCTTCTCTAAAGTCTGGATACCCTACATCAATACTTGTCCACTGTAGGTACATATAATGCGACCCGGTAATATAACATGGGCTGCCGTTGTTATAAAACCAGAAGCCTAATTCTCTGTTATCAAATTCTCCTTCTATATAATCTACCCACTTGGTTTTAAACTGAGGAGGACGTGCATTCCATTGAAATATAGAGTTAATCCTCGAAAGCTCTTTAGAAAGCTCATGTCTTTCCCAATATTGTTTTTCCTTTTTTTCACTTCGTTTGTATATCTTTTTAGGCTGTAAAGGAAGCCCTATAACTAAGCCATTAATATTTATAACATCACCTAATTGCCCGCTTTTAGATATTATAACTAAATCATATTTTTCATTATACCCATATAGCCAACTCTTGCTTTTGTTTTTTCGAGTAACAATAGGCTTAGGTACATATCCTTTTAAAACTTGATAAAGTTTACTTTGATCTTCTTTCTGCAAATCCTTGTTTTGTATTAGTTTTTTCTATTTTATCTCCTGCCTCTAAAACCTCTTCTTCGGCATCAATTTTATTAAGTATATCAAAGGCGTCAAATATAGCTAACTTCTTTGTTGCTGCTGCATTTTTTAATCTATCTGCTGCCAATTCATCTTCAGGGTCAGGTTTTATTATATCTTCTTTAGCTACTTTTATTAACTGCTCAACCGCTCTACGCCCTGCTTGAATAATACTTTTTTTTAACTCTTGGGAGTTCATAATTTCATAGTTATTTGGTGGTCATACATTCTGTATAGTTTTTCATCATCAACCATAAACTCATATTCACTATCTGGCTTAAAACAAATCCTGTCTCCTGGATTAACTCCTTGTGAAGATAGATAATCATTTGAATATTTCATAATACCTATGAGCGGCTCTTCAGTTCCTAACTTTGAAATAAACGATTCCTCTTTAGGTAAAGGTTGGACAAAACAATATCTATCGTGGCAATGCCACACATTATTTTGTTTATACATAAAAAACTGGTCTTGTTCAATAAAAAATAAATTGTCTTTAAAAAAACTTTTACCACTTCTTTGCCTACCCTTCATATCATTATAATACTTAAAAACATTATGATGAACTAAAAGTATATCTCCGGTTTTTATCTCACCTTTATAACCTATAGGTGTAGATACCACTACCCCTTGTCGGTTTGAAGCTTTATGGTTTTCCTCTGAGGTGCTCGTTACTATCTCCATCCCTTCTATATTTTTTGTATTAGTATAACGCTTATCGTCTAAAGGTTTTACTATAAAATAAAAAGGTGACTTCATTAAAAATTAATATTATATTCTATTGAGACTGGCATGTGAGAGTTAAACTCTTTCCAAAGTAATATCTCTCCCTCTCTTTCTATCCAAATTTTTATACTATCACTTCTTTGTACATATTGTATTAAGTGAATAATATATTTACCCCCTAATACTTCTTGGCCTACTATGTAGTGCATAGCATCCGACTTATAGTTAGGGCCTATAGAGATTTTACGAATATCCATTAGATTAAATTATATTTAACTACAAAGATATAAATTATTTATCTCCCCTGACCACGATTTCTTTTAAGGTAGTTTTTTGAAGATTTACATTTAGAAGACTTTGTTTTGGCGTGAACACCTGGTCTTCTTTTTTTTGGCTTTTCTAAATAAACAAAAAGAATGTTTCTTCTAGCCATTATTGTTTTGAATGTTTTTAAACTTCTCCGCTCCCCTCGAACCGAAGTATGCTACATAGACGGTAATAAGCAAGCTTTTAAGCAAGTCAACCCAGCCGCTATCTACATCAAACTCTAATCCAGTGCTGTCGATAAAAATTAATAAAACCATTGATGTGGTTAAGAATATTAAAGCCATCGGTCTTGTGTTTTTAGACATCCATGAGTCGCTTAGATTATCCGACTCCCATCGTTTGGTAACCTCTTGCATCTCTACTGTATCTTGGTGTAAAAGTGCTAATGCTTTTTCTTTATCTTCTGCTGGTAGTGCAGGATCTTTTTTAATAAGGTTTTTTACAACTCCCATTATTCCTTTATCG